CCTTTAACGCCATGATATTGTCTAGGCTTTTCCCATATACCTAATCTCTTATGATGATTAGGATGATATTCTTCTTTCATTTGTTTAAGCCATCGTTTAGCAACGGCTAACGAATTAACTCTTACCATTCTAGTTGCCATTTATTCTGCCTCACAAAATTTATTCCAATCTTCTTCCATTAGCGCATATTTCTTTTCCATTTTTTTTACTTGTATTGCTTTCTCTTTAATAATATTCCACGACTCTATTATTTCTTCATTAAGTGTTAACATATCACTCCTTATTCTATCTGCTTTTTCTTTGTAAAATGCCTCATCAGATTCATCAGAGTACCAATCATTATCACTTGCCATGTTGAACCCCTTTCTCTGCATCAGCCATTGCCTCTAGTAACATTACCTTAGCTTTGTTTCTAATGCGCTTCCAATCGTTTGTAAAGTTCTGCTCATCCATAGTAACTTCTAATTCAATATCTGCCCTTACAGATTCATATTGTCTAGCAGTAGGTCTTGTAGCTCCAACCTTTATCTTAATTTTCTCTAGTATCATCTTTACTCCTTTTCATAAATTGTTTATCTACAATGATACCACAGCTATTACAATTAAGTATAAGACAATCATAAGCATCATCACTACTCCTAATAGTATCAAGTACCAGGGAGCCACCACACTTTGTACAGCTAGTCATTGAGCGCTTTATCCTCCACATCTAGCCATTGTTTAACTTTAAGTATTCTTTCAATGCGATACTTGTAGCGTTCTACATCACTCATCTTCTCTCTATGATACAATACAGCGTCGTTAACTGCATACATATGTTCTTTGAGTAGTTCGGTATCCATTGCCCATAGTTCGTATAGGTAATGCCTTTCTACGCCAGGTGTTACGTGTTTACGCTTCGCCATTTTTCATTGCCTCTTTTACACGCTTTACATGCCAAGCGCTATTGGCATTATCTTCAACCATACTATGATAGTCTTTGATTTCTTTCAAGCTCATCTGCATCATTTCTTCAACAGATATCAGTTCTTTGTTTGTTTCTTTCATATTTTATCACTCCTGTGAACTTCATCGACTAAGTATATCTCTGCATTCTCGTAGCAGTCTACACATAGTCCTTGTGATTTATTTATCACATATAGTATTCCTTCCTTTGTAAGTTCTTCACCGCAAGTATCACACTCGCCAGTAAAGTAATCTCTCCATTTACGTATCATTCTTCAACTCTCCCTTTTACAAACTTTCCATTTATTTTAATTCTTTTATAATGTTTTACTTCTTGACACTTGTTATCTTTCATTATATCCAATCCGTGGACTCTTTCTAAATGTGTTTTCATGTCTGCCCTAGTGACAGGTTTATTTTGACAATGAATACATTTATACCAATTCTTATGTCCAGTTTTCTTCTCTTGGATTATATGTTTTACGTTTGGATTGTCTATAAGATACCAGCGTTTGAATCTAGTTATCATTTGTTTGATAAGTTTATTTTTATTCCTTGTCATTGTGGTTTTTTTAGATGTTAATAAGTTCCATTTGTTTTTACCTAAGTTTGCTACATATGGTTGTCTTGTATGAGACCCGTTCATTGAAAATGTGAACGCCCTCTCTTTATAATCTCCATAACCTGTTCTTCTAGTCCCTCCAAATTGACTTACACTTGACATATACACTACTACCTTATGAGGTATGATATAAGCATCAAAATTGAATGGATTGTCAGTATCATGAAAGACTATGGCAACAATATAATCAATATCATCACTATTAAACTGTCTTTCTGACAATCTAAATGCTACATTTTGACCCTCCCTTGCTTGGATGTTTGTGCTTTTAACTTCTATTTTACAATCATTCTCTAAGTTTTGTAAATCATAAACATGATGTTCTGGTGTCCGCACTACATGTGTATGTAAACTTGCTAATTTAGCCATTACCAAACACTCTGCTGTAGCTCCTTGGTGTGCTATATCTATTGTTTGTAACCTATCCTTCATTAGTTACCTCGTGCCCGTTGTTTCGAGCTGCTTGCGTTTATTTGTGTGTCATGTTTTTGTATCATGGTACTAGGCTTATAGCAACCCCCTTTATAAGGTTTATGTAAACCCATTATCGTCGTGAAACGTTTTAGAAGGCATGTTCTATGGGTTAAACATGTGGGCCTGTGGGGGCGTATTATGTCTTTTAAAGTGCCAAATGGGCAATATGCTATGGGTTAAACGTGCGTACCTGTGGGGGCGTATTACGTTTTTAATGTCTGGATTTGAGATAATCAAAATAATACATCCCTGATAAATAATTGATTATAGATTTCCAATCCTGATAGGGTTGCGTAGCCGTTAGTTGGGTTTATAGCAACCCCTACTATGATTGGATGCAAAACGATTTCAAAACAACTATGACCCCTCCAGTGCCAATTTATAAGATTCTGATAAAAACCTATCCTATGCGTAGGATAAATCGAGAGGACCGACCGAGCCTCAAGGCTAACGCTGTTTGAAGTTAAAATGGGGTCGGTGGACCCTAGAACCACCGACGATAGAATTAGATTTCCTAGGTTTTCAAGGGGGTTCTGATAGAGCCGAACTTATAGCTCTACTTATCGACGATAGAATGCCCATTAATCGGCTACCTCCTTCTGGAGGAGAGCCTCATAGAGGATGTCCCTATCGTCGATATTACTGACGAAATAACCTTCGAAAATGAGGTTGATATGGCAGGAGTAGTTGTAGTCCTGATTAGCCATTTCTTCGACGATAGAGTCCTCTAATTCTCGAATCATTTCGTCGATAGTTGTCTGAGTGATTCCTTCACCGTCAGGGATTCTGACGATTTCAAGCTCATCGTGAGTGCTTCTCCATGCACTTCCATCGTCGTGACTTCCTCCTCGATTTATCTCATGTTTTTTGTAGATTCTGACCAACATTATTCCACCTCTCCGATGCAGTCCAAACAGGTGAAATCACCGTCGATAATCTCGTAATCATCGAGGACCATTTGCCCACAATCCTCACACTCAATCATCTGACATTCAGCACAGAGGTAGCCATCGTCGGCAGGAACTCTGTTGACGAAGAGACCACTACCGAAGATAGTTGACCTCTTACAATCGACACAATCCTGACTCATTCTTCACCTCCTATTTCTCCTCGATAGAACTTCCTTCTAATCTCCTTACGAATCGTCGACAAAATCTCCACCCAATCTTCGCCTTGGTCGAGGTATGATTCCAGACCTGAAGGTTGTATCTCTTTCACGAGGAGCTTATGGAAGGTTATCAGTGCATTTCCTGCAGCCTTCCAAAGAGCCTCATTTACGAGGGATTCTGGGTCTCCTATAGGACCATCTGGATAGTCTGTATCAAAGCCATCTGGACCGAAGGAATCATAGCGTTCATTTGTCCTCCTTTGAGCCTTCAATTCAGCGAGGACCAAATCTCCGTAATGAGCTAGCAAAATTTCCTCTTGTCTATCGTTCATTTTCCGTCCTCCATATTCTCGACGTCAACTCCGAAAAATGGATTGCTGACAACCACTTGAATCAACTTGGAATCCTTGTATCGATTTCTCTCGACATTATCCTTGTGACGGTCGTAATTTGTCCTGTAGACCAAATCCCTCATCATCACTGGGTTTGAAATCGCCTGAATTTGGCCATTTAGAGCCAATCCTTCGACGAATCTCCCCCAAGTGGTAGTGTCACCATACCCAGAGTGTTTATCGAGCTCAAAGAAGTCCCAATCTGCAACATCAGAATCTCTGGTTCGATATTCACCGTCGTGTCTGTAGTTGTAAATGCCCCATCCACTGAGAGAATCGCATTGATTTCCTCGTCGATAATCGCCGCCAAATCTCTTCTTGAAATCCAACATCCAAGTAAGGAAATCTTGATACCTGAAACTTACCAAATCGTGTAGAGCAATATGATGCTTTTTAGTCGATAAATCAGCTATCTGATATTCATTTCCTTTCCAGTCGACTTTGTAAGGGAAATTCAAAGGACTTTCTAGCTTCCTTATCTCCTCGATAACAGGAGTGAATATCTCAAGCCATTTCTGAGCAAATTCCATAGCTCTGAAGTGATTTCCTCTCCAAGGTTCTGGAACAAAGTAGCCATCGTTGTAGGTGTCAAATTTATCTGATAATCGCTGATAATGACCCTTACCAATCGCCATGGTTGTATCGTCGACAATCGACTGCATTTTAGTCTCGAAATTAGTCCATGTATTTCTGAAGTCCAAAAAGCACTGTAATTTCTCGACGTATTCTCCTCTCAAATTACCATCAGAATGCATCTGAGATTGCAACCTATTTTGTTCTTTGTAGTTCTCAATTTTATCCTCGATAAATGGAGTGAATCTCTGCACAAATAAGTCCCTCAAATCAGCCATTGATAGTTTGTGCTTCCAACCGACGTAGGACCAGTCTGTATGCCATCTATCGCTACGGGTTTGCTCGAATCCAAGGTTTTTGAGGTAATTCACTCTCCACATAGTGACCCTATCCTGATGTTCGTGATATGACTCGCCCTCGTCCTCATTTCTCGATAAATCTTCCTCACAATCATAGGTCGTTGCCCAAGTAGCAAATCTCCAAGCTAAATCCCTCTTGTTTTTGTCAGATTTACTGTCGATAAACCACATTGGATGTTGTAAATCGCCAATCTTGACATCTTCCCAAGATTCTCGATAGAAGGTCTTTCCATGATGCTCAGTATCGTCGTTGATAGTGACGGTATCATCGTCGTTGTAGGTTAGATTACTAGACATGATTAGTCCTCCCATCTGCCTAGTTTCTTGAGGATAGCGATAATCTTCTCAGTAGGGACCTTTGGGAAGGCTTCACTGACGACTCCTAAGGTGATGTATTTCTGATGCACTTCTGGCTTCATATTCCTGCTCAAATCACTTACAAATTTGACAGCATCTTCTCCTTCAGGCATATTCCACTTGACACTCTCTACTTTGACCTCGTAAACAGTATCAGAATCCTCTAAGACTTCCTCGACGTTATACATCCTAGAAACCCTCCTTTCTGACGTAGCATCTGAAGACATAATCATACCTATGGTATAGACTATTTCCAAAGGCAGTACATTCCTCGTGAAATTGTGCCATTATTCCCAGTTCATCAGCTGGCGCCTCTTCAAACTCTTGTATCTTTGTTTGTGTATACATTTTTGTTTTTCCTAAGTACGTTTTCAAACGTCCTCACTTATAGTAAATCAAAAATCAATATTTCTCTTATAGTAGGTGAAAACACCCTGTTTTTAGGCCGTTTTATCGTCGATAAATGGGTTTATAGTATCCTATATAATAAAACTAGGCAAAATGAGCTTTTTTTGCGATTCGTCAAAAAGCGTATTTTTTAGCCCGCTTGCATTTTATATTTAAAGAAACGAACTTTTACTTTTTGAGTATATAAAAGAAAATCAACTTAAAAAAAAGTTACTTAAATACTAAGTTCCCCAGAAATTTGTAATTTTGCCCTATTCAAGCACAAAACAAATTCTATTGCACTGCACTGATATCGAGGAGAAAATGCCAACTCTATATAAAATTATAATGATTTTAGCCCTTTTTGGCTCTTAGCCATTAAACCCTGCTCTAGCTCGTTGTAAACTACTTTTGATTATATTATACAATTATACTTTAATCTGGCGATTTTTGGCAAATATCAGAAAAATAACTCTAAGCACGAAATTAGGCAAATATTAACCCATCAAAAATTAATACACTAATTCCAGTATTTACCGACGATAGAAAAACCCCAAAAGTACCAAATACTGAAAACTTACAGAATTAACAACTTTAACAATAGAAATAGTAGTAGTAATAGTAAGAGATACAATAATCATTTAGAGCCAAAAGAAGCACCTAAGAATCAACAAAATAATAGAATCTCAAAAGTACTATTGGTAGCAATCAGATTACTATAAACCTTCAAGCACAAAACTATCAAAATAATACACCGAGAAGATGCATCGTTTCGGGTCTTCCTCGGGCGGGAGAGGTGGGGGTACTTCCATGTCAAAGGGTACGGGTACATATCCCAAGGTAGGTAATCTATATTTTTTCTAATGTTTTGAACCGTGAGTCCCTTATTTTTTTTTTTGGAGAAGGTTTATATTGAGCGGGCTTATAGTGACCTTATGGTAGGATATGCGAAAGATAGGCCCAAGCCAGAGACCCACTTGCTTAGTGTGGGAAGGCATGAGGACCGAATAGAGACGTTAGATACGATACGTAAATTAGCTAGAAAAGAAGGCACGAGTATGCAGGAACAGTTGTGGGATGCGTTATGGGCTTATGCGGAATTGAAGAAGGGTGTGTTGAATGACGACTGATAAGCGTAAGAAGTTGTTACAACAGATGAAGGGCATGAAGGTTGCGGATGCTGTTGAGGAAAAGAAGCCATTGGTTGGAACTAAGGGCAAAAAGCAGTACGGTATGGCCGTAAAAAATGCGGCAATGGAGTTGTATTTACAGGGCATAGAGATGCGGCAGATTGCAGAGGAGTTGGCTTTACGTTTTGACGAGGTTACTAAGATTGACCAGAGTACGATAAGTGGTTGGGCAAGGAAGCTTGGTTGGGATGAGTTGAAAGGTGAGGTTCAGTATGAGATTATCCAGGAGACTAAACACAGGGTTAAGGATTACATTGGCAAGCAGTTAGGAGAGATAGAGGAGGTTCGTCAGGAGTATTTGGAGCGTATGCGAGATAAGGCAGGTACGGATATTCGTGGGCATGAGTTTGCTAAGTTGACTGAGATGCAGAGTAAGTTACAGGCATTGGATTCAGATAGGCAGGGAGTTGTTGAGCATATTAGTGAATGTATAGAATATGCGTTAGATGAGAGTGAGATGCCTATGAAGATACGTCAGAAGTTTTTGATGGCTTACGTTAGTAGATTGGAGGATGGTGCATGAGTGATAAGGTTTGGAATAAGGGTCATGTTTGGACCCGCAAGCATTTGGAGACTGACGTGCGTTTGATAGAGATTAGAAATTTTGCGAAGCGCAAGATGGCAGGATTGGAAGATGACATTCATGACAATGATTGGGGACCGATGGGTGATGCGAGTTTGAAAGACTATTTGACGGGTTACCATGCTGCCATGGATGATTTAGAGAAGTGGACAATGGCGCAGGTGGATAATGGCGAATAGTTTAGACATGTGGATAGTGCAGTTGGACGAGTTAGTTCAGCATGCTATTAAGATACGTAATGACAATGTTATGAAGTACAGGGGTAAGGAGTTAAAGGCTTTTGAGATGGGTTTGAATATAATGACGTTATTGATGAAGCACATGGTAGAGGACATGGTATCAGAAAAGAAGGAGCCTAAGTATGACTAATGGAATGTGGCGTTGCAAGGCGTGTGGCATGGTATTATCTACTAAGGAGATAGAGGACAATGGGGGCTTTTGTAAAGATTGCATTCATGAATAGTTTTGTAGCGGTATTATTTATGTTTGGTTTCTTTATAGCTGGTTTTTGGTTAGGCGTACATGCTTACCGTGACCAGTTGAGGAGGAAGTTATGAGAAAAAAGCACGCACCTAGTTTGGTAGCGCACATGAGTATGTGTGGTTATGAGGGTACGCCGCAGGAGTGGCGCAAGATGCAGGAGCGGGATTTGAAGTATGTTGATTGTAAACATTGTTTGAGGTTATTAAAATGAAAGAGTGGTTTAAGGATTTAGAGACGGTAAAGAAGTTAGCGATAAGGTATTTGAAGGAGTATCCTCATACTAGAGATAGCGATGTAGAGTTATTTTACATGATATTGAAGGATTATTATAGGGCAATACCTTCGAGTAAGAAGCACAGTATGTATGAGGAGCAATTTTTGGCGGACTTGTATTTGATATTGAAGTTTGCGCCAGATAAGAGTAGTATAAGTCGGATGCGCAGGAAGATACAGAATGATGATGGTATGTATCCAAGTACTGCTGAGGTCAAGCGTATGCGAGAGGAGTTAGAGGCTAAGTTTCAGGAGTGGGCTTCTTCATGAAGTGGAGATTTGAATGTTATCAATGTGGAGAGAGATGGGAAGAGGAACACAGGTTGTTAGATGCGAGCAATTTTATTTACAGCGAGAAGAAGGAGGGCAGGCCTATGAAGGATTGTTATAAGTGCAAGATGGATATGGTTTACACTCCTATAATGGGAGAGATGGTGGGTAACCGTGGGTAGTAAAGAGTTGTTATATGCTCCTGATTACAAGCCATATTTTAGAGAAAGCTATGTTATAAAATGTGATGATTGTGATAATGAGGTTGTTTATCATGTGTTTGCTACGGGAGTTATGTCTGGCATATGTCCTGAATTGATTAAAGCCCAAGGCGTGCAGTGTTCGCATTGTTATGGAGATTTTGTGAGTAACCGTGAGTAGAGATTACATGCGAAAGCGAGATAGGATTATCCATAAGTACATGGGAGACACAGAGTGGACTTTGTGTGGTCGTTATGCTAGTACGGCAGAGGGTTTGATGAATGTAATGGCAACAGACAAGGACCATGAGGTAAATTGCAAAGCGTGCAGGAGTCAGATAGATGGGTAGATACAGTGTACAGGAGCAAAGAAACCATGTTTCGAGACTTTTAAGGACTAGTAATCGCAATAGAAACGCTATGCGATGGAGTAGGAACGAGACTAAGGCTCATATTGACATGAAGTTTGCGATTTGCAAGCAGTTGAAGGAGTGGGGCCACGAGTTTTATACTGAAGCGGTGTTCGAACCGAGTGGTTTGAGGGCAGATGTGATAGATGCTGACGCAGGAATAGTGTATGAGGTCGTAAATACGGAAGGAAGTGACTCTATTTTGAAGAAACAGTACATGTATCCGTTAGAAATACGAGTTGTGAATGCAAATCAGAAGTTTTCTAAGGAATTGTTGCTATGAATTATAACTTTGACAAGGATTTGAAGGACGGAAAGAAGGGTGAACAGGTAATTAGGTTTTTTATTGAATCGACATTAAGACAAAAGTACATTAAGGACAATGACACTAGTGCATATGACCTTCTTTTTGAGGATGAAGACGTTAATTTGATTACTTACGAGGTTAAAACTGACCTTTGGGAGCAGGATTGGGACAAAGGAGGGTCAGGAAACATGGCAATAGAGTACAAATGTCGTGGTAAATCCAGCGGTATCGGTGTTACGAAGGCGAAATACTTCGTTTATTACCTAGTAAACGTATCAGATAAGCAAATTTGGTTAATAGAAACCCAGAAATTGCAGGAATTATTGTTACGAGAGAAGTTTCCGAGCAAAACAGTGGGGGAAACTCACTACGACAGCGATGAAAAGGTAGCAAAATGCTATATGATACCTAGGTTTGAGCATAAAGAGCATTTTGACATTTACACTTTTGATGGTGAGCGGTGGTTACGGGAGTTATGATTAGAATAATTAAAGACGGTAAGGTAATATTTGAATCTGATAAATTATATACGATAGCGGATGAATTGATATTAGAAGATGCAGATGTTAAAGAGATAGAAGTTTCTTTAAACCCAAAGGCAATGGAAAAAAAGAATGGATGAGTTTGAATTAGATAATCGGACGAGGAATGAAGCCATAACTTCAGCATACAATATGATGCGAGAGACTCCTCAGACTTTGGGTGAGTTTGTTAACGAAACATTGGAAAATTACATGGAACAGGAGCCTGGTGAGTTCGTTCCTCTAGGTGAAATGCACTCAGAATGGGAGAAAACGTTCAATTCTGGCACTCATACAGCAATAATATGTGCAAGAGGTCACTTAAAAACGAGTTGGGCATTGTCTAATTTGGCATATCATATGCTTACACATCAGAATTTTAGAGCGTTATATATTTCAGCAACATTAGAACAGGCTTGGGATAAGTTAGAACAGTTTGAGGAATTGTGTCGTAGGTCTTGGCGATTGCGTAATATGATGAAAAAGAAAAGTAGTGATGAGGTAGGAGCTTGGCGTAAAGGTGCTAAGTATTTTAACAATGGAAGTAGGGTTCACGCTGCAAGTATTGGTAAGGCATTGGAAGGACCTCACGTTCATATGATAATTCTGGACGACGTTTTGCAGGAGTTTCCGTCTATAACAGACGAGAATGTGATACATTACATAAAAAGAGTTGTCATGCCGATGCGTTTACCAGGTGAGAGAATCTTACTTGTCGGTACGCAGAAAAGAATTAATGATGCTACAGATTGGGTAACGGAAAGTCCGCAGTGGAATGTGGTAAGACATCCTGCGCTTTTAGATGACGAGACTCCGAGATGGCCAGAGTATTGGACGTTACCAAGGCTAGAGGAGGAGAAATACACAATGGGAAGTCGAGCTTTTGAGTCTGAGTATATGTTAAATCCATTGGACCCAGAGAGTGCAGTTATACCTTACGAAGTATTGAACACTTGTTTAGACACTGGCGCAAGTATGGGATTAGCTCCACAGGGTTGGGAGACAATTATGGGTGTTGACCTTGCAGTAGGTATGGATACGATGAATGATGAGACGAGTTATACTGTGGTTGCGTTTAATCGGGAAACTGGAATGCGTCATTTACTTTACAACTGGACAGGTAAGATACAGGCTCAGGGAAATGCTTGGTTAGATGCGCAATTACTTACGTTACGTCAATTAAGTGAGAGATTTAAGCCGTTTAAAATCATTGTGGAGTCGAATGGGTACCAGAGATTGGTAGTACATGCAGCTCAAAGATTAGAAAACGTACCAGTACAAGGGCATAATACAGGTAGAGAAAAACACAAAGTAGATACTGGAATCCCAGGAATTGCGATACGTATGGAACAAGGTAAGTATGTTATTCCGTGGGACAAGACATCTAAAGAGAACTCAAAACCTGGAATGAGAAAGTTAGTAGATGGGTTGAGTAGATTGGTTTATGGAAAGAACGGAAGACTCGAAGGACATACTCCAGATAGTGTTATGTCGCTTTGGATGTGTGAATTAGCAATACAAGAAATGGAAAGAAAGAGACTTCATTTTACACGTTGGGATTTCATGTAGTTGATTTTCTTTTATATACAAAACATCACTTAACTCTCTAATATGGCTATAAATGAGGGTGTATTCAGCTTATCAGGTTAATATAATCCACAATAGTTATATGGGCTTGTGGCATAATTGCGTTCCATATGGCAAGGTTTGAACTGTATGGAATCCGTGACGAGACCAAAAATAAAATGCAAACTGTAGCTAAAAAGAAAGGCATTTCTGTAGGCAGATTAGTTGAGTCAATTATGGATAGGTATATTGAAGAACCGAATACAAGGAGTCAACTGAAAAAGCGATTTTAATGGGAATATTTGATAGATTCAGGAGCAAGCCAGTTAGAAAAGCATCTGCGTTAGAGCGCATGGTGTCTGACGATGGTCGCCGTTTAGAGAAAGAGGCAAGGACTCCAGTTTATTCTGGAGTAAGTACAGATAAGGCTTATAGAAATTCGATACTTCCTGCAGTCGACCAACATTATTTAGAACAATTAGCTGACAGGTATTCTCATCTACGTACTGTAATCACAAGGATAGCATCACAGTCGGTCGCCAAAGGATGGGAATACCATGCTATTGGCAAAGAAGGAGACCCAGAGCAAAGAAAGATGGTTGAATCTTTACTTAAGAATCCGACAAACGGAAGTGCAGACATCAATGGTTCAGAGTTTTTCAAGGCAATGATAAGACAGTTGGAAGTGTTTGATGATTGTTGGATTAGTATTGTATATGACCGTGTCGCAAGCGAGGATGGCTCTGTTAGCGGTAAAGTAGTCAAAGAACTTTGGGTAGAAGATGCAAAGCATATGAGATTTAATGTAGATGCTTATGGAAGATTTATAGAAGATGAAGAGAAGTTTGACCCCGTAACTAGGGAGTTTATGAGTGGAGATATTAATCCTGCTAACGGAGTTAAGTTAGAATCAATGGCTTATTATTATGAAAGTGACGATGGTAAGATACCATTTGCAAGAGATGAGATTATACATTTTAACAAATACAGTGCGAATGCTCGTTTGTATGGGCAGTCGCCAATTATAGGTCTTTCCAAAAAAATCGAAACAGCATTGGCCATAGAGTCATTTCAAAACAAAATCTATAGACTGGAGAGGCCACCTAAAGGTTTCTTAGATGTGCCTGGCCACGATGAGGAATCATTGAATAGGTTAGGAGAGTATATTGCAGAGGAGACAAGACGTAATCCGAACTTTATTCCTATCTTAAGTAGTAGGGATGCAAGTTCTACGGCGAAGTTTGTACCAGTTATGCCTAACATGGATGAGTTAATGATGTTACCTTACATGGACAGAATTAACAATGACATAAACGGTTCGTATGGAGTTATGCCTTTAGTAGTCGGTCAGATGGCAGGAGTAGGTGGACTTAATTCAGAAGGCGAGCAGATTACAATATTTGACAGGACTATCAGGGAAACACAGCAATGTGTAGAGATGGGTTTCCTAAAACCATTGTTGAAACTTATGGAAGTAGACACATGGAAGATTAGATTTAACGATATTAATGAAAAAGATGAAACTAAGTATTTGAACAATATGAATCTAAAAGCTCAGATATTAACCCAGATGCAGAATGTAGGAGTGGAGATGGATTTGGATGGCGATGGTAACTTAGTGCTTCCTCAACAATCAGAGGTGGTGCGTCAGGATTTTCGAAAGCCGTTGCAGGAATCGCTGGAGGGCGAGGTGCTAGAAGAGCGTCCTCGTACATGGAAGCGGCAGCCAATGAGTTACGAAGAGTTATTACCAGAGAATTTAGAGAATTAAAACGAGCAACATCAGTTAACGACTTACAAGAATCTGTAGAAGATATGTCTATAATGATAGCAACTAGAATGAAGCAAGCATTAGAAGACGACATAGATGATGCATATCGGCATGGAGTTCGGTCTGCATTTACAGAACCAGGCATTACAAAAGCAGAGCCAACTTTTGATGCAGACGATGCGGACTTTTTACGTACAATGAAAGCAGGAGGAATACTTGCAAAGAACTATCAAACATTTGCAGGAGAGTTAGTTGACGGTTTAAGGGCCTCTATAGTTGCAGGGATTGCTTCGGGTAGTTCCGTACCCGTAATAGTAGATAGCATGCGGCAAATAGCCAATGCTTCGACTTTTAAGCTAGTTAGGATAGCTAGAACTGAAATCAATGCAATTTACAATGAAGGCAGACTAAGGGGTTATGCAAAAGGTGAAGAGTTATCGGGTAGACAATACAAGTACAGATTAATAGTAGGGAATGATTCAAGGACTTGCGAGGCACATAATGATTTGGCACGCAGTATTCCATCTGGTGGATTGTATATGAATGATTTAGTAGAGTTACAGAAGAAGATAGCAGCAAGATATAAGTTAAGATTACTTGGAACATCGTTGTTGCATCCGAATCAAAGAACAGTATTAGCGAGAGTAGTATGAGTAGTTGTAAAAAATGTAGAGCAGGGCCAATGTCTGTACATATTTTGAGTAGTGGATTTTGTCAAAAGTGTCAGTCAGAAATAGAATGGAAAAATGGCAATAGAGAAATAGCAAGACAAAAAGCAGTAAAGTCACGTGTTGATTATTATCGTAAAGCAGAAAAGTTTATCGAAAAGAAGTGGAAAAAGAAATACGGTGACGATAGCGTAGAACAGGTATTGGGTCATAGATAATGGCATCAGCAGGCCTTCGAATTAAAATGCGCATAGATGAAGGCGCTAAGAAATTATTTGAAGAGCTAGGAGTAGATATTGAAAAGGCACTTAATATTGCTATGATAGATACTGCTGATAAAATGGCTAATGATGCTAATGAGAATTTGGCGGAAAGTATTGGAGTAAACTCTACTTTGTTTGGCAGTGTAATGGTAAGAGACAAACCAATGCGAAAAGAAATCTATACGAATGTAGACTATGCAGGCCATGTAGAATTTGGAACTGGACCTGCAAAAAGAAATAAGAAAGGACAAAAAACAGGAGCAAAGAGATATTGGCCTCCAGCATTAGCAGACAAACACGCTAGTAGGCATTCAAAGAAAGCAGGCGAGTTAGAGTTATGGAGAAAAAAGAAAGGTAAGAAATTTAAAACACATGAAGATTTACGTTTTGCGATTTATAAAAAAGGGACTAGGCCACAACGATTCATGGCCAAGTCGTTACAGAAAAACAGAGTTACTTTTGCCCGAAAGATAGGTAAGGAATTGTCTCGCCAATCTAACGGTAAGATAGTCAAGCGTTAGCAGTTTAAAGCACCATCAGGTACTGCTGAACCTATTGCACAGAGATTAGTAATCACCATAGACTTGACGAATGCCTTCGTTTGCTTTCATGCGGTCATGGACACACCACATACAATCGCACAATTCGCCACGAGCTGCTTTGGCATCGCACCAGCGTTGTCCTCTTGCAGACTTTCTTATTTTAATTGTCTTAATAGCTATTTTCTCACCCCCCTTGTTTTGTTATGGCTTATTTTTTCTACTTGGAATAGGTCTTGCATCTTTGCTCTTTTCATCCAAGTAATTTTAGTAATAGGACATCCTTTTTCTGGTGTGGATGTATCCCATACTTTGTTTCCTTTAACAACCATGTAATGATTGCCTGCAACAACTAGGTACCATGTCTTGCCTCGCTTACCATGGGTTGCCCTAGTCCATTGTCTAAAAGTTTGATTGGCTCCATGATTATTTGAACGAAACATTTTGTATCCATATCGTTTCAATGCTTGACGCATTTGTCCATTAGACATTCCTTTGATTTGAGTTGTTTCCTTTGCAGGAATAAACTTCTTTCTTTCACCAGTCCACCAATCTAGTTGCCATCGACCTCTATGTTTGACATTCTTGTTTGTTTCTTTTAGTAAGTCTTTCTCTACAATGTCGTATCGCTTACCAGTAAGAACTGTTAATGATGTTGGCCCGCAATATGAGTTGCCAGTTGCACGCTTACTAATCTGTCCTTTCTTATTACGAATCACTTTAACCACTCCTTGAATGGGATGAATGTTTTCTTTCCTTTGAGAACTTGTTTGATAACTTTAACTTTTCTAACATTGTGATTATAGATTCTTCTCTTATATTCTAAATTAAGATGTCCAACTTTAACATATCGAATTTGTCCTTTGTTTGGACCTCTTTGATATACTGCTACATCTAATACTTTAGCAAAACGCCATGCATACTTTGGCTTAAAGTAGTAGACAAATTTGCCGACTAAATCTTTGTGTGTTTGACTTTGTGTCATATAATCACATAGGGGACCCTCTACTTAAGGTTTATATGAACCTTTATACGGAGTTTTGATTTTCTTTATATATGATAGCCTGTGTTTTGGGTCGTGGCAGACGAAAGTAACACTGGTTGGAAAGTCTACCGACCAGAGTGGTATAATGACAGAGTAATGGAGACCTATATTTCCGCTCCCGTCGTCGACAAACAGAACGATATGATACCTACTGAGACTATCAAAGAAGCCATGGATTTTTACATGCGCTACGGCGTATATTCATACCGTCATGAGGAGATGCCGATTGGCCTTCCATTGGCTTACAAAATTAAAAACGGCAAGGTTAAGATTAGAGTAGGAATCCACAATAAGATTGGAATGCACGACAAAGTGTGGAAAGAGATAGGAGATTACGGACCGTCGGGTGCAAGTAGTATTCGAGGCGAAGCCACAGACCAAGAGAAGGTATGTTTATCAGAAGACGACTGCCACAATCGTATCAACGAGCTTTCTCTCTGGTCTATCTCTTGGGTTGGCGATAATCCAGCTAACCCAGAGGCTAAAGTCACAGATGTTGCAATGGCTAAATCTAAAAGTGTACAAATTACATTAGATGAAGTTGAGTCGATGGTTGAAAAGATAATAGAGCGTAAAAATGGCGAATACTGCCTGTACGCTAAGAAGAACCGAAAGCTCTTAGGCTGCCATGATACCAAAGAAGGAGCTATACGTCAGGAAAGAGCCATACAAGCCAGAAGATTTGGTAAATCAGATGTTCTTGATAGCATACTTACAAAGATAGAAAAATACAAGATACCAAAAGGAGTCAAAAGTGAAGCAATTACAGGTAGAGAACTCCGTAAAGAGTTTGGTTACGGCGGTGGAAAAGTTACAAAGGCAATCAATAATCACTTAATTAATAAAGAATATGTAACTTACAAAATGGCAATGGCAATTCACAAGTATTATAGAAGACATGAGACAGTAGACCCACAGGGTAAGAACTTTGATAATAAGAAAAGACCTAGTAAGGGTTTGATTATGTGGAAAATGATGGGCGGAGATGCAGGGCATAGCTGGAGTAAGAGTTTAGAAGACAAGGCAAAGTCGTTAGATAAGGCAGAATGTCCTTGTACAATAAAGACAGAACGTTTACAGAAGTCCAATAATTACTTAGATGACATAATGCGTATGATTAAGTTTGGAACATTCATTCAGAAGAAACCTGAAGACGACAAAAAAAAACCTGAAACAAGAGGAAGTCGTCCGTCAGGCACTTGGATGTCGAATTGTAAAATAAATGCACGTAAAATATCTACTGATTATACTGAATTTACAGGAGACCGTCGCAGAATTAGAGACCATGCAGCTTGGTGTGCTGAGTTATGGTACAATCCAGGAAAGTATAGTCAATCTTATAATAAACCAGATGGGACTAAAGGAAGAACTGATGGTTACAAATTACGACGTAAAATAGGGTTATCAAATTTTAAACTAGATAATCCAAAGCCTAAAGGTTAATATACGGAGCGTAAGTTTTCTTTATATAGTAAAGCCAACAACTGGGTTTTCATATGAGCGAATGTACTTGCGGAGGTTCACACGAAGCCCCTACCGAGGAAATCGTAGAGGCCGAGAAAAGTGAAGCTCTTGATGAACCAGTCGAAGAAACCAGTCTTGATAAGCATGAAGAATTATACAAAGACATGGAACAAACCTTAGCTAAACTCAAAGAAGTCATGGCATACCTAGAAGAGATGGCAGGCGAAGAGAAAGCAGAAGAGGACGAAGAAGAAGCCGAACCTGAAGAAGAAGCTGAAGAAGAAGAAAAAGCTGAAGAAGAAGAGGAAGAAGAGGCAGAAGAGGATGAAGAGAAATCAGTTGCAGAGAAAGCAGATGACCTTCACAAATCAATTACAACATTAAAGAAATATGGAATAAACATATACTCTGGTAAGAAGGCAACACCTTCCCCAGCAAAAACTGACAGTCCTAATAAAGTAGAATCAATAGATTTTAACAATGTAGAAAAATCATTTGAAGAACTTGAAGCACTTTATGACGGAGGAATGTAAACATGGGAATGACAATGGAAGAATATGTAAACGCCTATTACGGCGGAGAGCTTGGTATCTCTAAGAGATACGGAATAGTAAAAGACGACTTGATTCATACAGGCGACCCAGCAGCAGCGTTCAATACAACGTATGGTGCTAAAGTCTATAATCAATTAAACACTAAATCAGAAGTATTCAAGCTCTTGAAGAAAGAGCCATGGACACAATCTGGATGGAGAGTATTAACTGGCCGTCACGATGCTACTGCAGGAGTTGCAGAAACTAACTCAGAAGCAGGTGGAGCATTACCAGCTACTGCACAACCAGATATTTTACAAGTAAACGCTACACTAAAACAAGTAGTAAGCACTTGGGAAATCTCAACCAAAGCAGCAATGCTATCTGAAGCAGATGACGGTCTAGGAAACTTGGCTGCATTTATGAGAAAAGAAAACTCAGAAGCGCACATGTATGCTATTGATGATATGTTACTAGCAACAGTTGACACTCCAGCATCTAATAACTTCGAATCTTTAGACAGGCTTGGAACTGACGCAGCAGCAAGACCTTACATTGCAAGCGCAGCAACTGACTTAGATATGTATGACATTACAAGAGATGGTGCAACTGCAAACGCTTGGGCAGAAGGTAACTGTGTTCTAGGAACGCCAGGTGGCGCAGGTCACGATGCTTTGGCATTAGCAGATTTAGATTCTCTAATTCAAGAAGCATTAGAAAACGGTGTTAACTACAGCAATTTAATCTTGTTAACAGGATATGATACTTATCACAATCTAAAACAATTAATGTCTTCTGGAACAGGTAATGCAGCATTTAGATATGACTTAGCACAAGGTGGTGCAGGTAGCATGAATGGAGTAGCAGGAGAAGGCGGAATTGCTTTCGATTCACGTGTCGGTTCATATGATGGAATACCAATTTTCATTTCACAACACGTAGAAAAAGACACTACATCTAGAGTTCACTTGTTAGATATGGAAAACATAGCCTTTAGAGTAGCAGCTCCAACAACTTATGTAGACAGCACAAACGTAGCAGTCACACAAAAGATGTCTCACGAGTTTGCTCTAATTACAGCAGGTGAATTAATTTGTTACAAATTTAAAACACAAGGTAGTATCAGAAACTTGAACGGTTAATGTTGGTAGGAGGACTTAAAATATGGTCAAAGTTACTAACATTACAGACAGGCCTCTTAGCAGGAGGCTTGCTTCTGGCGCTATACTCAACTGGTCGCCTGGAGAAACCAAAGATGTCGAAAGCAAAAGACTACTTGAACAAGTATCTAGACAAGAATGCTTTGTTGTTGGCGAAGAAGTCGGCACAAAAGAAGTTGGTGGGGGGCTTAAGACTGGGGTCAGAAAGCCTAAAACTAACAGCAAACTTACTAGAGCCGAGCCAAAAGAAAAAGTAGATTGTCCGAAAGGCAGTTACAAATGCAAAGGCGTTTGTAAATGTGGAGACCTTAAAAAGCCTAAAGGACTTAAGAAGTCCAAGAGGGCTGATTAATGGCGAATAATTTATCAGCAAAAAGAATAAGTGCAGGAGTAAGAACATTACTTGTAGAAAATGCAGATGCAGACAATATTACCACTGCTCAAAGTGTTATTATTGACCCTATAAATGCAGAAGGTTACGATAGAGCAACCATTCAGATTAGAAACGAAGGTGAAGGTGCAACCATAACTGGTCAAGTTTGGGGTACTTTGTTTGACGGTGCAGATGCATTGCCAGCAGCTAACTCTAAATGGGTTCAGATTGGTGATGACATTGACGTTACAAACAACACTGGAGCTATGAAGTCTATATCTACTACAGGTCTAAGATACATTGCAGTTACAATCGCAAGAGCATCAAGCAACAGTGATTTTAATGCAGGTAATTGTAAAGTATTCTTACAGGGGACCATTTAGTGAATGGCTTCTCCTATATACTCTGAAATTGTCTTCGTAAGTGAGGTGGCCTAATGGCTGTTAACACGTGGGTAGGTGGCGACAGCGGTAACGAGACGGATTATGGAACCGCAGCTAATTGGAATACTACTGGTGAAACTAATAGAGTTCCAACAGATGCAGATGATGTAATAATTGCAAACGTATCAGACGATTGTGTGCTTGATGGTAGTAGGTCTGTTAAATCTTTTGTAGTTGAAGCTGGAGGGGATTTTAATGGCAGCACTGAAATGCTTACAGTAGTAGGTAAAAATGGTTCAGGCTATGCTGTAGATATAGATGGTGATATAGTTGGGACAAATTCAAATATAACAATAACAACACCAGAAGCTTGTGATTTAGATTTAAAACCAACGGCTGGAGCTATAAGACATCTTGAAATTAATCACGCAAGTTGTGTAGGTACATGGACTGCTGATACTACTTTGTCAGGTAATCTTACAATAACGGCAGGAGAATTCAAGGCACAAGGTGGAGCAACACTTGAAGTAGCAGGAACTACAAGCGTAACGGGAACATTAACTTGTGTTTCAGGAGACGTAAGTTTAGGTTCAGGTAAAACAGATGGTTATGGTTTGAATGTAGCAAGTGGAGGCACATTTACAGGAGGAACAGGAACTCATACTTGGGGTTCTGCAAATTTACAAGCAAGCACAACTCTTACTTCAGGCACTACTACTATTAATGGAGTAGGTGGAGGACATAATTACGCTTTTTGGGCAGATAACAGTTTTACACATAATAGTGGAACGGTAGCATTTACCAGAAATGGTGACCAAAAGTTTGGTGAATCGGGTTCAGACGCTCCGACAAGAACATTTAACAATTTAACGGTAAACAAAGCAGGAGGAGAACTTACTTGGGAAACTGACAATCCTTTTGCTTGTGCAGTTGCAGGAAACCTTACAATAACGGCAGGAGAACTTGATACTGGTCCAAATGATGTAGCACTTACAGTAACAGGAGATGTAAACATAGCAAGTGGAGGAACACTTACAGGTAACGCTTCTGCTATTTCAATGAATAGTTTAACTTTAGGTGAAAGTAGTGCAGGTGGAACATATAATGCAACAAGCGGAACTACTACAATAACAGGATATCGTTCAAGCACTAATAATGCCATTTATGCAAATGGAGCTATAGTTCATAATAGTGGAACTTTCGCTTTTACTGATTCAAGTAACTATTCGGGTATAGAAATTCAAATAGAAAGTGGAGCTGGAAGTGCAGGAACATACTTTAATGATGTAACTTTTAGTGGTAATTCAACTTACAGATTTCCTTATTATGGTTCAAATGATGTCACTGTAAGCGGAGACCTTACAATGAGTGGAACTCCAGATATTAAACAATGGAGGCGTAGTTTAATAGTAGATGGAAACGTTACAATAGGAGACGGATGCACATGGGATTGTGAAGGTAGTGGCGTTGCAGATGTATCTTCAGATTTTACAGCAGGAAGTCTTCAAATAAACAGTGGAGGAACGTTTAAAGCATCAAGCGGAACTACTACTATTACTAGTAGAACTGGAGGTG